TCGGCCTGCTCGACCGCCTGCGCCCACCACGCACGAACGTCGCCACGCTGGGCGCGCTTGTGGCGCTTGCACTCGACGGACCAACCAGGGACGCCAGTCAGGTCTGAGTCGCCCCCATGCTGGCGCACCCGGCGCCGCGCGTCCCAGCCGGTCAGGTCGTGGATCAGCGCAGCAAGCTCCCGCTCGCCGGCCTGACCCTTGGTGCGTTGGCTGGCGCTCATGCTCCAACCCGCTGCGCCCTAGCCGACCAGACCGCGCGCATCGTGTCGCGCAGCGCATCGGCGGCAGGCTTGCCGCGTCGGCGCTCGATGTCCTCGAGCCAGGCGCAGGCGCTGCGGTAGGCGCGCTTGGCGCGGGCTAGTGCGGCCCAGTGCTGGCGCCGGTTGGGGTTCAGCGCCTTCAGGGGCCAGGGGAGGATCAGGTTCATGCGCAGATCACCGCAAAGCGTCGCGTGCGCGTCAGTGCCACGTAGACCAGGCGGTTGCGCAGCAGCATGTCGCGCGCACGGCTGAAGCTGCTCCATGCCAGCACCACGGCGTCGAAGGTGCTGCCCTGGCTCTTGTGCACCGTCATCGCGTAGGCGTAGCGCAGCGGGGCAAAGCGCGCTTTCAGTGCCCAGCCGTTGGCGGATGCGGCGCGTGCTTGCTCGCGCAGCGCCCAGCGTTCGCCGCCGCGGGCCATGTTCTCGAGCATCTTCAGCCGCCGGTACTCGGCAAAGCAGTCCCCGATGTCGGCCTGTAGCTGGCGCTGGTCAATCGCGGTCCAGCACACCAGGCGCTCGCCGCTGTCGGCGCGCAGCTCCAGCTTGTAGGCCGGGCGCTCGGGCTCTGCCGGGTGTGCCTGCTCGGCGCAGTTCAGCACCGTCAGCAGGGCTGAATTGCGCACCTGCACGTTCACGCGCTTGGGGTGGTTCTCCGTTCCCGGCGCCGCGCCCGTGAATCCGTCCTGCGCCATCAGCATCGTGCCCGGCGGATAGTCGCCCTGGCCCTGGTGGACCAGGGCGTGCACGTTGGCATTGATGGCCTGTACGGTGGTGTTGTCGAAGGCCAGGGCGCGCGTGTCTTGCCCGTGGGCGATGGCGTCTGCCACCAGGCGCGACACCTCTGCCACCCCGCCGGGCTGCATGGCCAGGAAGTCATCGTCTCCCGCGCGCAGCTGCTCGCCCATCGCCTGCAGGTCAAAGGCGGTGCGGCGCTCGATGCATCCGCGCGCGGCGGTGGCCAGGCGGATGATCGGGTTCTCCTGTGCCTGGCGAACCACCTCGGTCAGGCTCCAGTGCACCGGCACCTGTGGGCCGAAGGCTGGCGAAAGCGCCGGCCCGTCATCCGAGGCCGGGTCGATGGGCTTGTCCTGGTCCACCGGCGGCAACTGGGCCGGGTCGCCCACGAACAGCAGCTTGCAGCGCCCGCGCTTGTGCATCGCGGTGGCGAACATGCCCGCGCTGACCATGGACGCCTCGTCGATGACGGCGAGCTCGAATTCCTTGAGGCTGCCCGGCTCGCCGGTGTCCTCGGTATGCTGCTGGCCGTCTGGCATGTCCTTGACCTTCACCGCCAGCGCCGAATGCAGCGTGGCGGCCTCCACAGCTGCGCCGCCCAGTTTTTCGGCCAGCACAGAAAGCGCCTTGTGGGTGGGCGCCAGCACCAGCAGGCGCACGCCTGCGTCAGCCAGCAGGCGCACCACGTGCGCCACCACCGTCGTTTTGCCCACGCCCGCATAGCCTGCCAGCGTGGCCACCGCTGCGCCAGTCATGCCCTGGCCGAACGCCAGCATCCCGGCCGCCACTGCAGCCTGCGCCGGTGTCAGGCTGACCGCCTCCGATTGGGAGACCGACCCCCGATTGGGAGACCGCCCCGGGTCTCCCAATGTGCCGTTGATTTCATTGAAGTTTTTGCATTGGGAGACCGGGAGACCGGGAGACCCTAGATATTGAATTTCTCTCATAGCAGATAGCGTTCCCTGCGGCCTTCCGGCCAATTCTCAAAATTGCGGTCTCCCGGTCTCCCGGTCTCCCGCACCTATGAAATGTTGGGAGACCGGCGGTCTCCCACTGGTCTCCCGTTCGCCTGCGCGGGAAGTTCCTTGACGAAGGCGCGCGCCACGATCACCGTGCCGCGCCCGCTGGGGCTGGGCAGGTCGGTGATCTCGTCGTCGCCGTAGAGCTGGCCCAGGGCCTGCTCGCGGTCTTCGTGCCCCAGGCGCTTGTAGGCCTTGCAGTACTTGTGCAGGTCGCGCTTAGGGCAGCCCTCGGGGCCGCGGCGCATCAGCATCTCAAGCAGGTGGCTGGCGGCGTCGGGGCGGGCGTCGTCGTCGTCGCCCAGCAGCGCCATCTCAGACAGCGTCACGTCCAGGCACTCGCGCACCAGGCGTTCGCACCAGGCCAGCATGTCCGCTCGCACCAGGGGGGCGGCGGGATCGCAGAAGGCGGCCATGGCCACGCACAGGCGGCGCATGGTGGCGCGCGCGCCCCAGCTCAGCGGGCGCAGGTGTTTTGGCAGGCTGCGGCCGTGCTCGATCCAGCGCTGCTCGGCGCCGCGCAGATCGCAGGCAAAGCGCACCACGGCGGGGGTGGGGCGCAGCAGCACCGAATCGATTTCCGGCTGCGGCAGCTCGGCGGCGCTGCCCTGCGGCAGGCCGCGCAGCGCGCGCAGGCGCTCGGCCACGGCCGGCGGCAGCGGTGCAGGGGCGCAGACGTGGCGGTCGGCCCATCCGTCCAGATCCAGCGCCGGCACGAACAGCATGCAATCCAGCGCCCCACGGGCGAACTCTGCGCGCTTGAACACCGCGCGCAACTGCGGCTCGGCGATGGTGGCCAGCAGCGACAGCGCAGGGCGGTACAGCGTGGGCATGTGGCTGGTGCTGTCGTCGGGCTTTTTCAGCCCGATCTCGGCCCAGTTGTCCAGGGCGATGTCGGTGCCCGCGTGCACCCGCCCGGCCAGCACCCCGTGGGCGATGGACAGCAGGCCTGAGGGCTGGCGCCTGGCGTGAGCAAGCTGCTCGCCCCAGTCGTCGGCCGCGTACAGCACGCTGGAGCTGCGCACGAAGCTGGCGTACACCTGCTGCGCGCTGCCCATGCGCTGGCTGCGCACCAGGCGGCGCAAGTCCATGTCGATGAGCGCGCGCTCGGCGGCCGCGAGCACCGGGCGCGCCTGGCTGGCAGTGGGCGCAAGCAGCCCGAAGAAGGCGGTTGCCGGGTCGCCGAATTCGCTGACGTAGCGCCGGCCGGCGCAGGTGCACGCCAGCGCCAGCGCCGCGGCCTGCGCCAGCAGCCCATTGCCGCTGGGCGAGCCCTCGAAGATCCAGCGCGCCAGATCGTTGAGCCCCTGCACCGGCATGGCCTGCATCTGCACCCGCGGCCCCGGCACGATCTGCGGCACCGTGTTGAGCGCGCGAGCCGGGTCAAGGTCCGCCGCGGCAACCAGCGCCAGCGCGGGTCGGGTGGCCCGGCTGAAGCCATGCCGGTACGCCAAATCGAACAACGAGCCCAACTGCAGCGCCTGCCCCATGGGCTTGCGGGTGAAGCTGCGCCACACGCGCGCCTGGTCCTGCGGGTCAAATTTCTCCGGCGCGGTCTGGCTCCAGGACGACCACAGCTCGAAGCCGAGCGCGCCGCCCACGTCTTTGTGCAGCGCCATGCCAACGTGCAGCCACGTCTCGCGCTCCGCGGCCGGGATCGTCGCCAGCGCCGCGCGGATTTCGGCCAGCTCGGTCTCGGCCAGCCCGCGCGGCTGCGGCCCGGCAAGCGGGGCTGCGGCTGGCAGCGGCGCATCCGCGCGCGCCATGTCGGCGATCCAGCCTGGCAGCGGGCTTGGCACGTTGCCGTCCAGCGGACTAGAGCTGGCCTCCCATTCGTAGGTCTTGCCGCTGGGGTGCAGACTGGGCGCGACCAGGATGTAGCCGTCAGCCTTGAGGTCGACCCCCCGGGCCAGCTTGCCCGGCAAGCGGCCGATGTCCGACGGCGCCAAGAACACAAGGTGCTGGCCACCGCCGCCGGTGAAGGCCAGCACGTCCGTGATCAGCCTGCCGCGCTCGGCTTCGATTCGCTCGAGGTCGAAGTGGCCGCCGTTGCGCGGGTCCACGTCCACCGCCACCAAGCCGCTGGCCTGCATGGCTATCCCGATGCCTGCGTCTGGCACGGCAGCCCACCACGCGCGAATCTTCTCGGGATCCGTCGTCGCGTCCAGGTGGCCGCGCGGCGTCAGTCGCCCGATTGGCCGCTTGGTGCCGCGTTCGATTGGGAACACGTGCCAGCCGATGGCCGCATAGGCCAGCGCGTACTCGGCTGGCGTCATGCGGCCTCCATGAGTGCGGACCACTTGGCAGCCAACCGCGCTGCCTCAAGCGCGGATCGACGCGCCAACTCGAGCCGGAATGCGGCAAGGTCGGCACGAGTGCGCACCATGCGACGGGCCAGCGCGAACTCGTCATCGTGGAGCATCGCCTGCTCAAGCGTGCCGCCACGATGGGCGAATCCCCACGCGCAATTGCATAGCCACGTGCACCACCGCGAAGAGATTACCCAATCAGATTCCCTTCGACCTCTACCGTCGGTGCGGAAAGGCCGGCCGCACCATTGGCACAGGTACTCGGCAGCTTGGACCGTCGCGCTATCCATCGCCTCGGGCGGCGCTGGCTGTGGCCCTGACGTGGCGGGGCGCACGGTGCTGTCGCACCAGCTGATGGCGGTCTGCTCGCTCACGCCGCCTCCCCCTGCGCCGTGGTGTTGCGCGTTCGCTGCCGGCGCGCGATGCGGGCAAGCTCCGCGCGCAGGGAGCCCGGGTCGATCCACTCCGGGCGGCTGCGCTTTGGGGTGCCCGCCATCACGACCGCGCCTGTGCCCCAGCCGATGCCGGCCGCGGCCTGCCGCTCGCGCTCTGCGGAGGTGAGCGTGGGCGGGCGTCCGCGTTTTGGCGTGCCCGGTGCCGCGTGTACTGGCTGCGGCTCGTACCGTGGCGGCCAGTTGTGCGCGTACACAAGGGCCGTGAAGTAGCCGGGCGGGTAGGCCGTCGCCGGCGTTGCCTTGCGTGTCGTCATCACCGATCCCCACCAATCCCCGCGAATCCCGCGCGGGCCAGGCGCAGCGCGGCTACTCTGAGTGCATGGGCCTCACCCAGCAGCACGCGCTCAAGCAGGTCTGCCGACGTTGCCGCCTTGTCGCGGCCCTGCGCGGCGCAGATCAGGTCAAGCATCGCCATGGCCTCGTTGGAGAGGCGCACATGCACCGAGTGCTCGCGCTTTGGGCCTGCGCTCATGCCAGCGCATCCCGCGCAACCCCGCGCCACGGCGCCCACTGCGTCATGCTGACCGTGCAGTCGTCCATCGCATTGGCGAGCACGAAGGCGCCGCACAGCCAGCGCGCGCCATCCCAGCGCGCCCAGCTCGTGCGCCCGTTGGTGCGCCGCTGGTACATGCCGGGGCGGTCTGACAGCGGGGCCGTGTGCGCGGGCATCCAGCCCGTGACCGGGTGGCCCTCGACCGTCTCGGTGTCGTCAGGCGCTTGCATCGCTGGCGGCCTCCCGCGGCGGGGCTGCCACGTCGATGCACGGCCGCCCGCCCGGGTGAGGCCAATCCGGGTCAGGCACGCGCACCCAGCGCACGTCGGGGCGCACGGCTTCGCAGGTGTGCTTGCCGGCGGAGACCAGTTCGACGGATGGGCAGCGCTCGGCGGGCACTCGCCCCTTCCACCCACTGACAGACGGGCTGCTTATGCCGAGCAATCGGGACACGGCGCCCGGCCCGCCTAGGTCGTCGATCACGGTAGACATACCATGATGATAGGCGCACCTACAGTTGTACGCAAGCACAGGGCATCAGGGTTTGCGAGCGCATGATCAAATAGGTATGCCTATTGACATTGCAGATAGGTGCGCCTATTCTCGACCCCAAGCCCCACGACACCGGCACCGCCCACATGCAACCCCCCGTCACTCAAGCGCAAGTTCGCGACCGGTTGTCCTACGCCGCGCAGATCGGCAGCAGCGGCTACGCCGCGCAGATCGGCAGCAGCGGCTACGCCGCGCAGATCGACGCAGAAGGCGCCCGCGCCGTCATCGCGTCAGCCGGGCGCGGCGCCAAGGTGCGGGCCGGTGATGGCGGCGCGGTTGCTGTGGCGTACCACGACGGCAGCCGCACGCGCTTTGCAGTCGGCTACGTCGGCGAGGGGCTCAAGCCGCTGACGTGGTACTCGGTTGACGAGCGCGGCGCGTTCGTGGAGGTCGAGGCATGACGCCCGCCGACTACTACACCCCCGCCGACACGGTGCGCTGGGCCGCGTCGGACTCGGCGACCGAGATTGAGCGAGCCGTCACGGCGATCGCTGATGGCGACGTTCTGAACGCCGTCAAGTGGCTGCGCGCGGCCGCTCAGACTCTGGGCGACGCGGCCTGGGCCCTGCTGGAGCCGACGGCATGAGGCCCGGCGACGCCGCCGACCTGCTCGTGCTCTGCATGGCCCTGGCCACGCTCGTGGCGATCGCCGCCGGGTGGCTGCCATGAGGTGGCTGCCCGCCCTGCGCGTGATCGCCAGCGCGCGCAGCCATGGCGCGCTGGCGCAACTCACCGCCCAGGCCGCGCGGCTGTGGCCCGAGTCGCCGCGCAATCAACGTGAGTGGATCAGAGCCGTTTGCGTGGTGCGTGCCACGCGCGGGGGCTGGCTGCTCGACACCAATCAACCGAGGAGGTCCAAATGACCATCGACACCGCCGGCATGCCGGCCACCGAATGCCGCCAGCGCATGCCCGCGGCCCCCACTGGCTACGACGACGCGCTGCCCGAGGGCGCGGCAATCGCCGTGCTGCTGTTCGTGGCCGCGCTGCTGCTGGCAGCGGTGGCGGCCGTGTGCCTGCTGAACGCATAGATCAACCACCTGCCGGCATTGCCGGCAACAACCTCAAGGAGCCCGCACCCATGAGTGCCGTCCCAATCCCCATTGCCAACGTCGATCCACTTGGCGAGGCCGTGCAGGCCTACATCGACGCCAAGCGCCAGGAAGACCTGGCAACCCGCGCCCGCGTGCAGGCGGAAGAGCGCATCCTGGCGCTGCACCCGGCGCGCGAGGAAGGCGCCGACTCGTTCGAGGCCGGCGGCTACAAGGTCACCGTCACCGGCAAGGTGACCTACACCTGCCCCGACATCTCCGCGCTGTCGGCCGCGTGCGCCCACATGCCGGCGCAGATGTTGCCGCTGCGCACGAAGACAGAACTGGACGCCACCGGCGCGAAGTGGCTGCGCGCCAACGAACCCGAACTTTGGGCGCGCTACGTCGCGCCGCACGTCACCGTCAAACCGGCCAAGGCCAGCGTCAGCGTGAAGGTCTGAGTCATGGCGATCAAGCTCACATCCACCGCGCAGGCCGCGCGAGACAACGGCCTGAAGCTGCTGGTGCACGGCCCTGCCGGCAGCGGCAAGACCACGCTGTGCGCCACCACTGGCGAGCCCACGGTGATCATCAGCGCCGAGGCTGGCCTGCTGAGCCTGCGCGGGCACGACATCCCGGTGATCGAGGTCGCCAGCGTGGCAGACGTGCATGAGGCCTATCGGTTTGTCACCGAGAGCGCCGACGCGCAGGAGTTCCGCTGGGTGTGCTTGGACAGCATCAGCGAGATCGCCGAGGTCTGCTTGTCGCACGAGAAGCGCGTGGCAAAAGACCCGCGCCAGGCCTACGGTGCGCTTGCCGACCAGATGGGGCAGCTCATCCGCGCCTTCCGCGACTTGCCCGGCAAGAACGTGTATTTCAGCTGCAAGCAGGCGCGGCAGCAGGATCAGACCACCGGCGCGACGCTGTACTTCCCGAGCCTGCCGGGGCAGATGCTCGGCCAGGGCATCAGCTACTACTTCGACGAGGTGATGGCGCTGCGCGTCGAGCCCGACGCCGAAGGCAAGCCAGTGCGCTGGCTGCAGACTGGCCGCGACTTCACCCACGAAGCCAAGGACCGCAGTGGCGCGCTCGACATGTTCGAGCCGCCGGACCTGGCCCACATCGCGTTCAAGGTGCGCGCCATCGTTCCCAACGCCGCTGCCGCGCCGGCTCTTGCCGCGGCCATCGAATAGGAGGCCACGTGGCCCAAATCAACTTCAATGCGGCGGAAGTCCCGCCCCAGGAATCCATCACCCCCATCCCCGCGGGCGTGTACCTGGCGCAAGCCGTCGAGTCCGACGTGGTGCCAACCAAGTCTGGCGGCCAGATGGCGAAGTTCACCTTCCAGGTGCTGCAAGGCCCATACGCCAACCGCAAGGTGTTTGCCAACATCAACATCCGCAACGCCAACCAGGACGCCGAGCGCATCGGCCAGAGCCAGCTCTCAGCGCTGTGCCACGCCGTGGGCCTGGTGGGGCAACTGAACGACACCGCGCAGCTGCACCTGCGCCCGGTGATGATCCGCGTGAAGATCCGCAAGGACGACACTGGCCAGTATGGTGACCGCAACGAGGTCACGGGCTACGAGGCCGCGCAGACACCCGCGCAGGGCGCTGGTGGCGCCACGTTCCCGCCCTCGAGGCCGCCGGCCGCGCCTGCTGCTGCACACACCTTCGCGGCCACGGTGCCCCCCACCGCGCCCGCCGGTGCCGCATTCGAGCAGCCGCAGCAAGCCACCGCCACCGTGGGCTCCGCGCCCTGGGCGCGCCGCGCCGCGCCGGCTGCGCAGGCCTGAGCAGATGAGCGCAGTGCCCGCCCCACAGCAGCAGACGGTGGCTGCCGTCATGCGCCTGTACGAAGACCGCGAGGCCCAGCAGCCAGGCGGCGGCGGGCACCGCATGCACCTGGGCGCAAGCCTCATCGGCCACGCCTGCGAGCGCTACCTGTGGCTGGTGTTCCGCTGGGCCGCGCGCGAGCACTTCGACGGGCGCATGCTGCGCCTGTTCGAGGCCGGGCGCGCGTTCGAGTCGCGCGCCGTAGCCGAGCTGCGCGCCGTCGGCGTCGAGGTTCACGATGCCGACGAGTTCGGCCACCAGTACCGCGTCAGCGCCCACGGCGGTCACTTCGGCGGCAGCCTGGACGGCGCTGCCCTGAGCCTGCCAGAGGCGCCCAAGTCCTGGCACGTGGTGGAGCTCAAGACCCACAGCGACAAGAGCTTCACCGAGCTGCAGGCCAAGGGCGTGCAGCAGGCCAAGCCCATGCACTGGGCGCAGATGCAGACCTACATGGGCCTGACCGGCATGGAGCGCGCCCTGTACCTGGCCGAGAACAAGAACACCAGCGCCCTGTACCAGGAACGCCTGAGCGCCGACCCGGTGGCGTTTGCACAGATCATGGCCCGAGCAGAGCGCATCATCACTGCGCCAGAGCCGCCAGCGCGCATCAGCAGCGACCCCGCATGGTGGCAGTGCAAGCTGTGCCCCATGCACGCGCTGTGCCACGGCGAGCAGGCGCCCGAGGTCAACTGCCGCACCTGCGCGCACGCCACGCCGGAGCTTGACGGGCATGACGGCCGCTGGTCCTGCGCGCGGCACAAGTGCGACTTGAGCGAAGAGGACCAGCGCCTGGGCTGCGACAGCCATCGCTACATCCCCATCCTGCTCGAGCGCATCGGCACGCAAGGCGAGGTCGCGCCAGAGCCAGACGGCAATGCCGCTGTGCAGTACCTCACGCCAGACGGCGGCAGCTTCACCAACGGAGCGCCGCCGCACTTCAGCAGCGCCGAGATTGCCGCAGCCAAGCACAAGACAGCTCTGGCCGACACGCTGGTGCAGGACATCAAGGCCGAATTCAGCAGTGCGCGGCTGGTGGCATGAGCGCGCCCATGCTGGCCCTGCGCCCTTACCAGGAGCGCGTACTGGATGACCTCTGGCGCTGGTTCGAGGAACACCACGACGGAGATCCCATCGTCGAGGCCTGCGTCGGCGCCGGCAAGTCGGTGCTCATCGCCGAGCTGTGCCGTCGCGCCATCGCGCAAGTGCACGACGCCCGCGTGCTGATGCTGGTGCACAGCAAGGAGCTGATCGAGCAGAACCTGGCCAAGCTGCTGCAGGTGTGGCCAGGCGCGCCGGTGGGCGCGTACAGCGCCGCCCTGGGCGCACGCCAGCTCGGGCGAGCCATCACCTACGCCACCATCGGCAGCGTGTACAAGCGCGCCCACGAACTGGGCCGCGTGGACATCTGCATGATTGACGAATGCCATCTGGTCGGCCCGGATGAGCAGACCATGTACCGCCGGTTGATCGGCGAGCTGCGCGCGCTGTGCCCGCACATGCGCGTCATCGGCTGGACCGGCACCGCATTTCGTGGCGATGGCGTGTGGCTGACCCAGCAGGGCCTGTTCAGCCACGTGGCCGCGCGCATCGGTATGACGGAGCTGCTGCGCGACGGCTACCTGGCCCCGCTGGTGACGATGGGAACCGCCACCCAGATTGACACCACTGGCGTGCGCCTGCAAGGCGGCGACTACGTAGTCAGTGCGCTGGCGCAGGCCAGCGACAAGGCCGAGCTCGTGCGCGCAGCCTGCGCCGAACTGGTGCGCCTGGCTGCCGAGCGCCGCCGCTGGCTGGTGTTCGCGGTCACCGTGGCGCACGCCGAGCACCTGGCCGCAGAGCTAAGCAGCGCGCACGGCATCGCCTGCGCCGTGGTCAGTGCCAAGACGCCCAAGGCAGAGCGCGCGGCCACCATCGCTGCATTCCGCGCGGGCCGGCTGCGCGCGCTGGTCAATGTGGCTGTGCTGACCACCGGCTTCGACGTGCCGGAGCTGGACTGCATTGCGCTGCTGCGCGCCACCAAGAGCCCGGTGCTGTTCGTACAGGTTGCCGGCCGCGGCATGCGCACCGCGCCCGGCAAAGCCGACTGTTTGTGGCTGGACTTCACCGATACCACGGCCACGCTAGGCCCGGTGGACGCCATCAAGGGCCGCGCCAAGCCGGCCCCCAGAGGCGACGCGGCGGAACAGGTCGCGCCGATGAAGCACTGCGACGAGTGCGGCAACCCGTCGCCCACTGCGGTGCTGCAGTGCGCCCACTGCGGGCACATGTTCCCCGAGCCCGAGCGCGTGAGACACGACACGTCCGCCGACACCGCCGCCGTGCTCTCCTGCGGTCCGCAATGGCACAGCATCACCAGCGTCTACTACCGCCACCACGAAGGGCGCGACGGCAAGCCAGACACGCTGCGCGTGGACTACTTCAGCGCCTGGAAGCTGGTCGCCAGTGAGTGGGTGTGCCTGGAGCATCCGCCGGGATTCGCGCGCAGCAAGGCGAATGCGTGGTGGGACAAGCGCGGCCAGCAGCCAACGCCGCGGACCATCGATGAGGCCATCGAGCGCAGCGCAGAGCTGCGCGAACCAGGCCGCATTGCCATCCAACAGAACGGCAGGTATGCCGAGGTCGCCGGCTACGAATTCGCCCGCCAGGAGGCAGCAGCATGACCCTGCACGAACTCAAGGCCTACCGGCTGGCGCTGCGCGACAAGCTGCAGCAGCTGGAGCGCATCACCCCCAACTGCCGCAGCTGCGCCCACATGGATGCCGGGCGCTGCACCAGGCACTGCGCCGCGCCGCCGCCCGAGTTCCAGCGCGAGCCAGAGGCCTGCGCTGATTGGCAATACGACCACATTCCATTCTGAAAGAGAACACATGGCAACAACGACCCGCATCTATCTCGTGACAATCGAACAGACCGACCGTCTGGTGCGCGCCGCGCATCCAAGCCAGGCTCTCATGCACGTGGCGCGCGGCATCGCCACCGTGAAGGTGGCCAGCCAAGATGACCTGGTCGCCCGCGTCGCTGCCGGCATCAAGGTCGAAACGATGGACGCCGAAGCGGAGGCGCAAGAGTCATGACTCGCCGCCTACCCCCGCACCTGCGCAGCAACAAGGCCGCGCTGATCGCGCGCCTGCCCACCGGCATGCGCCCGCGCCTCACACGCGCGCAGATCGTGGACCTGGCCCTGGTGCACCACGCCAATCACGACGCGATCCGCACAGGTGCCGCGTCACCGTCGGTGATGTGGGCATGGGCGGAGGGCGCCCTCACCTGGTCGCGCGTCGCCGAGCTGCTCGGCGCTGGCGAAACCGAAATGGGCGAGCTGCTGCTCACCGTCGAGGCCGTGATCGAACGGTACAAGCGCACCGGCCGCGTGGGCTACAGCGGCACCGAGTTGCAGGCTGCAGCCTACGGCGCGCAGGTGATGGATGCGTTGGCCGAAACCGTCGATGCGGCGACTGCGCTGCGGGCCGTGCACTGGTCGGCGCAGCAGGTGGCGCAGATGGGAGGTGGTGACGCATGACCTCATCAACGCCAAACCGCATCGACGAGGCCCTAGCCCGCGTCCTGTCCGCCGGCCGACTGCCTGACCTGGCCAGCCTCCCAGCTCGCGCCCAGGGCAGGATGCGCGCCCGCATGCGCGAGGCGCTGGCAGAGGCGTACTGCAGGGGTAGCGATGACTGCTGGGCCGTCGTTGTGCGTGGCGACACCGCCGCCGTAGGCTGTCCGCTGGGTTGCCAGGTTAGAAAAAAAGGAGTCCGCAATGGATATGACTCATTGCCCACACTGCCACGCGAGGCTTGTGGTACCAACAGCCCCCATTGGGTGCCAGTGCGACCCGATGGAGTGGCGCGATCCGGAGAACGTGCCGCCAGTGTGCAGGAGCTTCGATCCTGACCCGTGTGGCGGCGGCAACTGCCGCAACTGCGAGCACGATGAGGCGTGCCACCGGTCGGCCAACGCCTGAGTTAAGCCGCGCCAAAGGCGTCGGCTTGAATTGTTAGCCGTCAACGCGACGGCACCGGAGACGAGAATTGAAAGCATACATGGTGGAGATTACGACGCACGCGGTAGTCATGGCCGACGACGAGGCGCATGCCTACGTCGTTGCCGAGCGCTACAAACGCGATGCGTTCCATGACGATCAGAACCCGCGAATTGAAATTGAAGGTGAAGTAGCGCACGTGGAGCAGCTTGACCACGGCTGGGACGGCGAGTGCATCCCATACGGCGGCGACGGGAACACGCGGCTGTCTGCTCTTTTGACGGCTAACGCAAAGCTAACCGGGGACCAACGGCCATGAGCCAACCTGTAAGAAACGCTGATGAGTTGCCGGCCGTTGGTACTCCGGTTGAGCGATCTGTTGGGCGGCTGGTGCCGGAGCGCACAGAGGATGGCACGCCGATTTGCCCGTGGTGCGAGCAACCCATATGGGACTACTGCCGAAGCCAGTACGACACGATGACGTGCGTATGGCGACCGATGGAGGAATGACCATGTTTGTACTGACCGACGAGGTTAGGACGGCGCGCAAGTTCTACGCCTGCGACGCAAGCGAGCTTTGGTGCAACTACGGCCCGCCGAGCGACGCGGTGACAGCCGATGACCGGCTGGTGTTGGATGGCGCGAAGGCCGACAAGTGGAAGATCAGGCCGGGCCAGCGCTACCGCTGCGTGGTGTTCCGCGACGGCCGCGAGCTGGTGACGCAACGCGCCCGGCTGGACATGGATTCGCTGTGCCAGCGG